AAATAAGAAACAAGAGGAGACGCCAAGACATATGTTTGTATCAAAAGTTAATTTAGATAAATTAGAATATGATATTAATAAAGATAATCTGTGTGAAGAATTATCTACTAAATTCGAGAAGAATTGGGGTACATTCATTCATAATAAGAAATTACATATGTTATATGATATAAATCCCTTAAAAATACTTGAGGTAAATGATGATTTTAAATGTAAAATAGTATGTAATATTAATGATAAAGTCTTAAAGAAAATACAGGAAAGTTATCCAGAATTAAATTTCCATATTAGAAATTCTACTAATTTAGTAGATTTAGGTTCTGGTAAATATCTTGGAATGGGACATGGTGTACTAGATTATAAAGGAGATTCAAATCTGAATAAATATTTTATTCCTGCAATCGATAAATCTAAATATTCAAATGATGATAAGGTATATTTTAAAAAATTCTTTAAACTATATACGGCATTTTTCTTCATATTAGATATGAAGGAAAAAGAAATAACCGAACTATCACCGTTTTTCCAATTACCTAATTATGAATCAAAACAAGAATTAATATTATTTCCAACTAGTATATATTTAGATAAAGACAATTATGTAAATATTTCATATAGTGTTGGTGATAATAGATCATACTTTGTAAAATTACATTTAGATATTATAAAAATATCATTATATGATAAAAATAATATTGATTTCCAAGTAAATCATAATATTAACCCTAATTATTATGTAGAATTAATAAGAAATATTAGAAAATTAATGGGATATAATGTTCTAAAAAAAGATTATTATAAATTCAAAGATGTTAATAAAACATTAAGTAGTAGAGGATCAAAGAAGAAAAAGAAATCTAAAAAGAAATCTAAGAAGAGATAAATTTAAACCTATGTATATTATATAAATGAGTGATTTAGAGTTTGATCGGTTTGTTCAGTATTGTGTGGAAGGAAATATTCAAAAAGTTAAAGATTTGCTCAAGGATCCTTGGTATCCTTTTGATATTAATGCAACAAGTAATTATAGTGAGAATGCATTAGAAGAGTCGGTCAAGGCAGGAAATCTGGAGTTAGTTAAACTATTAATTAAAGCAGGGGCTGATGTCGCTGGTAAAGGTCCCGGTCACGAATGGAGTCCCATTATAATAGCATCGTCTAATGGTGATACTGAGATTCTAAAACTATTAATTGCTGCTGGAGTTGATGTTAATATAACAAATAGTCAGGGAAGCAAACCTCTTTCCTACGCTGCAGAATACGGAAATGCTGATATTGTTAAACTATTAATTGCAGCAGGAGCAGACGTGAATAGTAAAAGTTCAAGCGCCGCCGGTACGACTGGATTAATAATGGCTACAGGTCATACTGGCGTTGTTAAACTTTTAGTTGAATCTGGCGCTGACCCTAATATTCAAAGTAATTATGGTCATACTGCATTAATGCATGCAGCTTGGGAAAACAACGGTGCCGATATTATGATTTTAATTAACGCTGGGGCAGATCCGAATATTCAAGATGAAGAAGGTCGCACTGCATTGCTGGAGGCCGCGGACCATGATAACCGTGGTATTATTAAATTTTTGATTGAATCTGGTGCCGACCCAACTATAAAAGATAACGATGGAAAATCACCTATTTTCAATCCAATGGTTCAAAAAATATATTCGGGATATATTGTATCAAAAGTTAAGAAATTACATGCCAAACAACGTTTAGCATTTGCCACTATGTTGATTGACCCGAAACATGATGACAAACCAGAAGCAGTCATCCACGGCATCCTCAAAGCACTTGAGATACCGGTTGCAGTAAATAGACCACTATTAGATAAAACTAATGAATTATTAAAAAGGTCATTGCAACAAGAATTGAGTAAAGAAATTGAGAAATCACTTGAAAAGAAATTCTCAGGTGAGAAACTAGATGATATGATTGAGTTTTACAGGAAACAACTCCGCAAACCTGGTTTACCAAAGAATATACGTAAAGCATATAAAAAACAGAAAAGAACTAGGAAAAATAAAATGGGCGTTACATTAGGATCAAGTGATGTGAGTTCCATATCTAAATCGCGGTCTAAATCTAAGTCTAAATCTAAATCTAAATCTAAGTCTAAGTCTAAATCACTGAATAGTTCCGAAGAACTTAAATTTGGTTTGGAAATGAGTATACAAGAAGCAAAACCTAATAAATCAAAGGGGGCAAAGAAAAAGAGATCTAAAAAGAAATCTAATAAGAGATAAATTAAATTCTATGTATATTATATAAAAATGAGTGAATTGATTGAGGCCGCTCGGTCAGGAAATATTCAACAATTTAAAGAATTGATCAAGGGTGGTGTTGATATTAATATGGAAAATAAATATGGGGAAAATGCCTTAGAAGTGTCGATAGAGGAAGGCAATTTGGAGTTTGTGAAACTATTAATTACAGCGGGGGTAGATATCGCTGGGAAAGATACAGGCACCAATGCATTAATAATAGCATCACGCGACGGACATACAGAGATTGTAAAACTATTAATTGCTGCAGGGGTTGATGTTAATATAGAAGATAGTTATGGAAGACCTCCTCTTTTAGGAGCTGCAGCAAGCGGACTTGCTGCTATTGTAAAACTATTAATTACAGCAGGGTCTGATGTAAATAGTAAAGGTAGATTCCACCGCGGATCGACAGCGTTAATATTGGCTTCAGGAAGTCGCTATTCGGATACTGCAGTTATTAAACTTTTACTAGAAGCAGGAGCGGATACTAATATTCGAAGTAATGATGGTTATACTGCATTAATGAATGCAGTACAATCTTCTGATATAGAAATGATTAAACTTTTAATTAACGCTGGCGCTGATCCGAATATTCAAGATGAAGAAGGTGTCACAGCATTGATGGAGAGTGTGCGCAATAATAATCATGTTATTATTAATCTTTTGATTGAATCCGGTGCCGACCCTAATATTAAAAATGAACGTGGTCATACGTCATTGAGCAACGTCCCAAACTACACGCATCCAAAAACTTATCGTACTGTTAAACTTTTAATTGAAGCAGGCGCTGATCCTAATATTCGAACATTCGAACGTCGAGGTCTAAGTGCAGTAGGCAAATCACCTATTGACGATCCACTGATTCAACAAATATACTCCGAATATATTGTATCCCAAGTTAAGAAATTACATGCTAAACAACGTTTAGCATTTGCCACTATGTTGATTGACCCAAAACATGATGACAAACCCGAGGAAATTATTTTTAACATCCTCAAAGCACTTGAGATACCCGATGCAGCAAATAGACCACTATTAGATAAAACTAATGAATTATTGAAAAGGTCATTACAACAAGAATTGTCAAAAGAAATAGAAAGTTCACTTAAAAAGAAATTCTCAGGTGAGAAACTAGATGATATGATTGAGTTTTACAGGGAACAACTCCGCAAACCTGGTTTACCAAAGAAAACCAGGAAAGCATATAAGAAATATAAAAGAACTAGGAAAAATAAAATGGGTGTTACGTTAGGATCAAGCGATGTGAGTTCCATATCTAAGTCCAAATCTAAATCTAAGACTAAATCGAAGTCTAAATCAAAATCCAAGTCTATGAATAGTTCAGAAGAACTTAAAATGGCTTTAGAAATGAGTATACAAGAAGCAAAAGTGACACCTACTAAATCAACAGGCGCGAAAAAGAAGAAGAAGAAATCTAAAAAGAAATCTAAAAAGAAATCTAATAAGAGATAAATTAAATTCTATGTATATTATATAAAAATGAGTGATTTAGATTTAGATGAATTGATTAGTGGGTGTCGGGAAGGAAATATTCAAAAAGTTAAAGAATTGATCAAGGGTGGTGTTAATATTAATATAACAAATAAATATAGAGAGAATGCATTAGAAGTGTCGATAGAGGAATGAAATCTGGAGTTAGTTAAACTATTAATTACAGCAGGGGTTGATGTCGCTGGTAAAGATACTGGTACCACTGCATTAATAATAGCATCATCCGACGGACATACTGAGATTGTAAAACTATTAATTGCTGCTGGCGTTGATGTTAATATAACAAATAGTTATGGAAGAAATCCTTTTTCCTACGCCGCAGAAAACGGAAATGCAGATATTGTTAAACTATTAATTGCAGTAGGGGCTGATGTGAATAATAAAAGTTCAGACGGCGGTGGTACGACAGGATTAATGGAGGCTTCAGGTCATACTGACGTTATTAAACTTTTACTTGAATCTGGTGCAGACCCTAATATTCAAAGTAATTATGGTTATACTGCATTAATGAATGCAGTTTACGAAAACGAGGATCCAGAAATTATCAAACTTTTAATTAAAGCAGGTGCCGATCCAAATATTCAAGATAAAGAAGGTGTCACCGCATTGCTGGAGGCTGCGCGCCATGATAATCGTGCTGTTATTAAACTTTTGATTGAATCTGGTGCTGACCCAACTATAAAAGCTAACGGTGTAAGAGCACCTATTGACGATCCACTGATTCAACAAATATACTCCGAATATATTGTATCCCAAGTTAAGAAATTACATGCCAAACAACGTTTAGCATTTGCGACTATGTTGATTGACCCGAACCATGATGACAAACCCGAGGAAGTCATCCTCGGCATCCTCAAAGCACTTGAGATACCTGATGTAGTAAACACACCCCTATTAGATAAAACTAATTAATTATTAAAAAGGTCATTACAACAAGAATTGAGTAAAGAAATTGAGAAATCACTTAAAAAGAAATTCTCAGGTGAGAAACTAGATGATATGATTGAGTTTTACAGGAAACAACTCCGCAAACCTGGTTTACCAAAGAAAATACGCAAAGCGTATAAGAAACAGAAAAGGACTAGGAAAAACAAAATGGGTGTTACGTTGGGGTCAAGTGATGTGAGTTCCATATCTAAATCTAAATCTAAATCTGAATCCAAATCCAAGTCTAAATCTCCCAAATCAAAGACCACTAAAAGTCAATCTAAACAATCGGGAAAATCTAAAAAATATTGTCCACCTGAGAAAGTGCAAGAATGTGTAAGTCAAGGAAAAGTATGTAATGAATTTACTGGGCGGTGTATGAATTCTCCAAGTGACCATTTTGGATTAACTAAGATGTTTAAGGATCCGCCAGGATATCAGGGATCAAAGAAGAAGAAGAAATCTAAAAAAGTTAAGTCTAAAAAGAAATCAAGATAATTCTCTAGCAGAAGGATCTGTTTGATCAGACCAATTAGGTAACCAATAATGTGGTATTATACCACCTTTACCAGGATAATGACTTTCAAATATTTTCCTATACCAGTAACTTTCTTTATTTAATGGTGGATTTTTACTAAATTTATATTTATTTTCATTGAATTCAATATCTGTAATAATTGTATCTGCATATTCTTGTATAATTTTATGCCACGACCTTTTTTCGGATGAACAACCATCTGAAAATGCTTCTTTAGGTCTCCATAATACTTCTTCTGGTATAATATTTTCTTTTTCGAATGCTTTTCTCAATAATCTTTTCTCTGTAATGTTTTCACTATACATTTTCTTTTTTGGATCAATTGTCATATAAAATTCTACAAAATCTTTATCCAAGAAAGGCGTTCTAGCTTCTAATGACCATTTGCTAGAAACAGATCTGTCCGACCTCAATACATCATAATATTTTATTTCATCTAATAATTTCAAACATTCATTATGGAATGCTTTTTCATTTGGTGCGTTTCTTAAATAAAAATACCCGCTCTGTTCATCACTTCCATCTCCATTAAATAATACGACAACATCTGTATTTTCTTTAATATATTTTGCAACTAAATAATTGCCTACACTCGCTCTAACGGTAGTTATATCATATGATTCAATATTATAAATAACTTCCGGAATAGCAGACAAAAATTCTTCTTCAGTACATTCAATTGTATGATGTTCTGAACCAATATGGTCAGAGACTTTTTGAGCATATCCTAAATCGGTAGCACCTTTCATACCAATTGAAAAAGTGTTAAGTTTTGATTTAATGTTTTTTTCTTTTAATAGTTTACATATTATCCCACATATTAAACTACTGTCCAAACCTCCTGATAATAAAGCGCCTATGGGTCTATCAGATAATAATCTTTTTTTTACTGCTTTGGTTAATTTATTTTTGATACATGTTAATATAAATTCGTCACTTCTTAATGAATCAATTTTAAAATTATTATCATGATACTTTTTAAGCATGAAAATATCCCCTTTTTTATATTCTAAATAAGTCCCTTGATTAAATTGATCAACTACTTTGCATTTATCAGATATAGTTTTTAATTCAGATGATATAAATAGTTCTTTTTCTCCATTATTGCCCATAAATAATGGTCTGACACCGTATGGGTCGCGCGCCACATATAATTTATCTAAATTTCCATCATATAAAACAAATGCGAATACCCCATCTAATAGTTGGCAGGTTTTTTCTATACCGACTAATTTGTATAAATGAATGATTACCTCACAATCCGAGTTTGATTTACAATCAATATTAAATTCATTTTTTAAAAAATTATGATTATAAATTTCACCATTACAAATTAAATAAATATTATTATCTATGAATGGTTGCATACCATCTTCAGATAAATCATTAATTGCCAACCTATGAAAACCAAATACTTTGTCGTCTAAATCAATTAGTTTTGATTGGTCGGGGCCTCTATTAATAATTTTATTGAAATCAATTAATAGATTTTCTAGATTGTATTTTTTACCAAAATAAAAAAATATTCCACACATTATTAAATATAGTATATTTATTTATTTAAGTGAATTTAGTAAAAAAGTTTCTAAATTATTCATTAGATTATTTACTTTGTAAGAATTATTATTTAAATCTTTATATCTCATTTCAAGGTCTATTTTCTCTTGTAATGAAATCATGGCGAAACCTTCACACATACCTTTATCATCACATCCAGTTTCTCCATCTTTACATAGACCTCCTGGTTCGTTTGGGCACAAAATGTTTGAGAATTGATTGGATGAAGGTGCCGAGATTTCGGGTCGGGGGTCGCTGCCAGGTGTTCCGGGTGGTCCAGCAGGTCCGGCAGGTCCGGCAGGTCCAGGTATACCTTCACCAGGAGATAAGCTGTTAAACCTTGTTTCTAAATTTTGGATCCTTTCCTCATCTGGTTTAATTAAATCATTAAATATATCAGTAATAATTTTTTGCATATTATCGCTGGATTGTTCTGGACCTCCTGGGGCAGGTGCCGCGGCACCTGCGGCGGCACCTGTGGCGGCACCTGTGGCGGCGGGCGCGGGATCTTCTGGCGGCGGTTCTGGTATCAAATAGAAATTTTTAACCATATGGGAAACGTAGGGTGTATCCACTATAGGGGGGGGATAATCTTTATATGTTTTGTCTCCGCACTGAAAAGGACCATCAAGACATTCATGTATATCATTAGGACCATTATTATTTATAACACACATATATTTATTAGGGGCAGAACAATCTGCACGTATAACATCTATTTGTTTATATATATAATAAGTTAAACCCAATGTACATAATACATTAAATACTTCTAAATAAACTTGATATTTACCTCTTCTTTCTACTATATCATTATAATTTTCTTTAAATGTATATAATTGTAAAATAAACAAGAATAATGAAAATATATATATATAAAATACATTCTTATTTAATCTCACATCAACTTCTGTATGTCCTTTATATTTATAAAAAATTTTTTTATTAAATGTTAATAAAATAATACAACATATATTAAGGAATAATATAATATATATTAAATATTTATATGTACCTGGACCAAATAAACCATATTTATTAACAACTGATTTACCATCTAATAATTCATCTCTTATCATCTCTTTAGCTTGTTTTCCAGATATTTTATCGTCAAAACTTTTAATTTTATTAATACCTTCAAAGAATTTAGTTTTTGTATCGGCGCTTTTTTCCTCCAAATTTAGGTTACCTTTCACAACTGATTCCAATGTTTTTGCTTTTTTTTTTGTTTCACTCACTGATGATACAGTTTTTTTCCCGGCAGATACAGTTTTGTCTTTCAAGTTACTCATTTTTCCACCTAACCTTTTTGTCATTGAACCCAACCCGCCGCCCTTATCCATTATATAAATATAATATATTTATTTTATATTATATTATTTATTTTATATTATATTTTTTTTTTTATAAAGGAATATTATTTATTAATCATGGTACATACCTGCCTGCACTGGCCCGGATTTCATTAGGAATCCCAATTGTTTCTAAATTTTTAGAAATAATTGGCGGGATTTCATTAGGAATCCCAATTGTTTCTAAATTTTTAGAAATCTCGCCGATTGTTTTTAATAATTCAGTTTTAACATAATCAGTTAAATCTGGACGGGCAGTTATTATTTCTTTACTTATCGTATCAACTTCGAAGGGCTCTTTAATACCAGCCAACCAATTATCAATAGATTTTTTACATGTAGAATCATTTATCTGAATTTGAGATGTGGGATCTATTATATAGCCTCCTCCTCCAGGTTTTTTCCTAATGATAATTCTGTGTTCTGATCCATCAATATTTTTATCACTCTCATTAAATTGAGTAATATCTTTTAATATATAATTATTGTTATCCCTTTTCGTTTTACAACCCGGGAAAGGGGGAGGGCTTTCCGGTTTACATTCTATTATTTGGTCATTTTTTGGTTCACAAATGGGTGGGTCAACCTGATTTTCAGGTCTCAAACATTTTCCGATTTTTGAGTTATATATTTGTTCACTCTTGGGGGCGGGGAGTTTGTTATCGTTAACTTTCCAAGGACATACCAATGCCGTATCCTCTGCTGATATTTTTTGTAATGAATCTATAAAATCTGTAGAAAAACCTATAAATAATAATACATTTAATACCATATAAAATCTATATCCAATACAACCTTTTAACAAACCTCCGATGTCAGTTATTGGAGCTTCAAAATTCTTACAATCTATTATAGTATCACTTGTTAATCTTATTATAATTGTAAAAAATATTAATAATATTAATACTATATACATTAAATAAAATTTTTCATTGAAATTTATTAGTGGAGTTCTTCCCGCTTCTTTTTCTTCTGCTTCACTAATTTGATTGCCATATATATATGGATCTTCTACACTACCCGTTTTTCCAAATAAGAAATTAATAGGTGAATATTTAGATGCGAATAATACAAAAAATATTATACCTTTTAAACAGTCAAATGGAAAAAATACAAATCCTGCAAAGAGCCCAGAGACGCCTAATTGTCTTAATCCTAAAACGATGCCAATTAAATATAAATAGTTTTTCCAATCAGATAATTCGTTTGTTAATGCGGAAGTTATTGCATCTATTAAAATCGAACCATTTGCCTCAAGACCGCGAGGACACGGATTACCTTGCTCATCCGATTTTGGGATGCTATCTAAATCCCCAGCACATTCACCGCCGATAGGTGGATCTGTGGCACCTAAAAAACTATTAATATAATAACCTCTCCAATTTTTTTGTATATAAATAAGTATTAAAAATATTGATATCAATAATAATAAATTAAAATACATTGTATGGTCTTTATCACCATGAACAGGCATTTTTATAATTATTAAATATACAATAGCAAATGCTATTACTATTCTGATGAATTTGTTTATTAAATTAACTACATTATTTCCATATTGACCTATTCTGGATTCATTACTATCTGAAAATATAGTATCATTAATAAAATCATTAATAGTATCCATATAACTATATTATATAAATATAAAAAATTAATAAAAAAATAATATTATAAATATATAATGAATAATTATACAAATAGAGTTACTAATATAATAGATAATTTACAAATGCCGGGAGGTAATGAGGAAAGTAAAGAAATAATAAAGGCGCGATTTGTAGATGAAGTTGATTATTATGAAAAAAAACGAAACAATACAAAAAAATACTATAATGTATTTAGATTTATTGTAACTACTGGTTCTATTCTTTTACCAGCTTTATTATCCATAGGTCAAATGGATCCTGCTAAATTGCCCAGAAATTTTGATCAAATATCATATTGGTCTACATGGTCTATATCATTAATGGTCACTATAAGTAATGGATTCCTTCAATTATTTTCTTTGGATAAGGATTATTTTAGTTATTCTTTAGTAGTAGAACAATTAAAAACAGAAGGTTGGCAATTTTTCGGATTATCTGGCAAATATGAAGAATATAATACTCATACCATAGAAGCATATAAAGAATTTTGTAAAGCAGTAGAAAATATCAAAAGGAAACAAATTGAACAAGAATTCCAAGGCAAAGGTAATAAAACAAAAAAAAAAGATGGCACGAATAAGTCCCCACTATTAGATTTTGATTTTGATGGTCAAATGAAATCATTCATGGAAAAATCTAAAAATAATGAAATGTTTAAACCATTAGTAGATACCGTCAATACTGTTTCTAATTTAGAAAATATAGGAGATAAAATAACTGGAGATTTGAAACAATTACCTGATAAAGACGTCTTAAAAAAAATAACTGATAGTCAAGAACTATTAACAAATTTAACTGCAACTATATCAGATCTTGAAAATAATGTTATCCCTGGACCACAAACGCCTATAAAACCAGTAGTTCCAATTGATGATACTAATAGGAATACTACTCAATAAGTGATTTGAATGTATTTCTCGTTAATGGTTTAGATATTCTATTGTTTAATTCTAAATATTTTTTCTTAGTTATTATTTTTGAATTATTATTTAAATATAATAAATTATAATGATATTCATTTTCATCTTCTTGTTCTAACATATTATGATATAAATATATATTATCGCCTGATAGTCCATTGTATATATTTCCCATACCTAATGAATAATATGTATCATCTATCTCTGTTAATACAGAAATGTTTTTCTTCAACATATTAGATAAAGCATATATTTCAATTTGACCAGCAAATTTATATCCCCGCATATCCAATAAATAATCTCGAATATTACTTAAATTTTCATCATAATTAATAGAATCTAATATGTCTTCTTTAATTGTTAATCCAGTGGGTAATAAAAAATCTAAATTATTATCTAACCAATCTACAACTGATTGCCTTAAATCTTCAGATAATTTTTCATATTCTTTAGATTGATTTAATTTATATGTATAATTATTATCTACATAATATTTAATATTTCTATCTAAATGTAATTGCTGTACTATACAATTAAATAAACAATTACTATCCCCTAATACTTTTATTAATGTTATACCGCCTTTATTTAAAATCTTCTCCATATTACTTATATATAAAAAAATGATATTTCTTTATATATATAATTATACTTCTTTATAATGATTTGGCAGATCTGGTAGGTTTTCACAATTTTTACATAAACATTCACCATTTTCTTTTATATTTATTTTAAAATATGGATTAACACAATTCATACAATAACTTAATGATTGTTTTTTACCTTCGAATGCGACTGAACATCCACTTCCTACGCATATTCCTGCAAAATTACAACAATAGAAATTATTACAATTACTACAATGATGTAATTCTTTTCTTTCTTTTAGAGCAATTTTTTCCTGGCATCCACCACATTGAATAATTTCAGCCAAGAATTTATCTGTAAATCCTTCATTTTCTATTCTTTCTTTGGTAATAACTTCTTTATTTTTTTTTAATTGTTCTTGTTTTGATAGTGTCATAGGATATACACTTTTCCTCCTTTTTTTTGGAAGGTCTTTAAATGGTGGCCTTGGTTCAAATACTTCATTAAGGAAATGGACTTTGTTCTTATGTTTCTTACTACAACAGAACATGATTATTAATATGTTGAATGTTTTTTAAAATAATTTTCAAATTTATTTAAAGGATGATCAAATTTATTTAAGAATAAAATTATAATATATATTGTAATAATTAATAAACATGCCTAATATCAAAGGTGGCAAAAAACATAAAAGGAATAAAAAACAAAATAATTTTGGTGAAAAAACTTTACGTTTGAAAGATGAAGGTCAAGAATACGCACAAATTAAAAAGTGTAATGGTAATTGTAGATTCGATGTATTGTGTTTCGATGGAAAAGAACGAAAGGCGATTATGTGCGGAAAAATGCGAAAAAAGAAATTTGTCCGTGCTAATGATATTGTTCTAGTATCTATTAGAGAATGGCAAGATAGTATTTGTGATATCATTGATAATTATGATGTAAATTTAGCACGCAAATTAAAAGATAAAGGATTAGTACCCAAAAGTATTAACTTAGATGTTGATAATCAATATTCATCAGATGATGATGACAATCTAGGAATTGTATTCAGCACTAATTTACCAGATTCGTCTGATGATGAAAAATTAAAAAAAGTCGATTCGGATGAGGCTACAACAGATGAAGATATTGATGTCGCTGATATTTAATTAAAATCTAATATAATCCGATGTTTTGCAGTATTTAACCCCCGGGATGCTGATTTAGATAATTCTTGTCTAGGTTTTCTTTTACTATCCGTTTTACTTTTTTTATTTTTATTAAAACAAATATTCATATCATTTTCTATATGGCTATAATTTTCTGTAATATATTCTAAAACCATATTATCAAGAGCCCACTTAAAAAAATTTAATTGACCTAATGTAGTTTCTATATTATAATCTTTACAATTAAAATTTATTCTTTCTTTTCTACAAAATGGATCAAACTTCTTTTTAGAATATGATTTTAATTGTGATTTATAAGCATGAAATATATTTATTTGATTATATAATTCATTACCATTTTCTTCAAAAGATATCCCGCCATCAGGTATTCTATAGACTTCATAAAATACATTATACTTTTTTGAATAATTAGTTACAAACCAATCTATTATTCTTAATGATATTTTTTTATCACCATTTACATAATCATTAAATTGTTCTATTTTGTTATTATTACTATAATAATTATCCAATGATTTTAATAATATATTTGTCATATATTTATTTATTTAATTAAATATTCTCTTTAAATATATTTTTAAATTTAAACGTACTAAAATTTGAAATTATAAAAAAAAATTTATCCAATAACAAAATGAATAAAACTTTTATCCGAGATTATCAAGAAACATCTATGCAATATCACCAACAAAAAGAATTACAAAAACAACTACAAATGTACAACTGGCAACGAAAATATGATGATAAAATGTATGAATTGACTGCTATTTATTATACTGATTTGAAAAAAGCCATCGAATATAAATCTGAAAAGGGTTTAAGAGAACTCTATTATAATTTAAGTTGGGATCACTTTAAGTTTAATCTCCCAAATACAGGGAAACCATCCAAAATGTGTCGCGTATGGCTGAATCAAATGTGTAATCCTGAATCAATGTATTTATGTGAAGGTGTTAAAAATGGGGTAATCAGTTACCGAGACCACTTCCAAGGATTAAAGTTTGATGTTTGGAATAATAATGCCTTCACTGTTCATTTCACTTGGTAATTATAAATATTATGATAAATTAAATCTTTTTTTTATCCACTATAATAATAATTTATTTTCTCTTTGATTTACGCTTTCGGAGTGAACCGCGACGTTTTCCTTTGGATTTACTTTTTTTCTTAGAACCGCGTGCCTTTTTAGAAGACTTGCGTTTCTTATATTTCTTAGCACCAGAATCCCACAAGAACGCGCCTAATTTTTCTATAGATGGATCATATTTAGTAGCACATCCCTTTTCACCGTCGGGTTGAATATAATCAGAATGACCCGCACCTAAATTTTGATACATATCATATGCCTTCTTAATCCCCGGTTTCAAATCTTCAAGCGTCTTCTTTAACGCGTCCATCTCAGACTCTGCTTCCTTCCTTGCCGTAGTAGTGTCGATAGCAAATTGTTTTAGATATCCTTTATATTTAACTTCTGTTTCTCTTATCATATTATTACTTTCAACTATAATTCTATTTAATTCTCGTTGACCTTCTCTGCACTCTCTTAATTCTCTCTCCATTTTATATTATATACATAGATTAAAATTTGAAATATATTATAATAAAAATAAAAAAAAATAAAAAAAAAAACATGATATCTTCTATCAACAATCTAAAAAAAAAAATAAATAATATATTAGGAAAATATATTGAAACTAAAAAGAAAAATAAAAGAGTATTGAATGATCTAAAAGATAATATTACATTTACAACTCATATCAATTATTATAAAATAATAATGAGACGAAGTGAACCATCTAGAAATGATTATCATTTGAGTACCATGTACCGAAATAAATTTAATACTTTGGATCAAATTAAACATAACGGAAATAAAAAAGGATGGATTTACAGTCCTACATTTTCGGGTTTCAGTTGGATTATATCGCCAGTCAAATCAAGAGAACTGGTAAGAAGACCAAAATACGATAGGGTTTTGTATGGCGATCCTATTGAAAATGTCCCCGTTATCACCACTTATAGATATGAAACAGGTATTTTAAAATTCCCAGATGAATCGGAATGGACATTATATAGATATCCTCCGCGCGAAAATGAAATACCCATACAATCCAAAGATTTAATTAAACATATTAAAATTAAATAATCACTTCTCTATAAAATATATACCCTGTAAATAAGCATCCGCCAAATCATCTTTTTTTTTAGATTCAGTAAATAATTCTATAAATTTAGTATCTTCTTCTAATATCATTAATTTAGTATATTCAACCGAAAGATACTTATTTTTTTTATATTTATCTGTAAATTTACATTCCACTTCGGGTCCTTTGTAAACTTTTAGTTTATTACGAGCATTAATCATATGTACTTCTGATACAGGTTTATCTTTAGTAGCGCCTTCAATCATAAAATAACTATATAAAATCATCTGGACTGTTTTCATAGTTGGATTTTTTAACGCAGGTTGATTTTCTATACATATGATTTCATGATTTAAAAAATCTTCTTTAAGGTTCAATTCATTTATCATAATTTTACTTAAATTAAATATATCTCTATCATTATTCATTTTTTTCTTTTTCTTGTATTTTTTAGTATGAGTTGTACAAGCATATCTTATTTCCCCATTATCATCTGTAACTATAAATGTGGATGATTTACTACATTCTTTTTGTAATCCGCATTGACAAATAGGATTTTTATCTAAATTAATAATACCCCAATCAAGTATTTCTTTTTTATCATTTAATGAACAATAGGCGAGATTTTTAATCCCAACATCAAATGATAAATATTTCATAATGTATATTAAAAGAATATTTTTAAATAATTAATTTAAAATAGTGAAAAACCTTCAGGTCCATTATGTTGAAATTGTGATGGAGGGACTTGAGTATTCGGAACACTCTTAACAGAATTATTTAGACTCAACGCATTATTTAATGCATTTGAAATATCAACTGTATTACTATTTTGATTGGTTACCGGAATTTGCGTATTTGTTTTGGAATTTGCTTGTTGACTAATTAAATCTGCTAAATCAGAATCAACTGTGTCTACAACATTTGGAGCCTCACTAATATAACCTGTAACCTTATTAAATACCATCAAACTTTTAATTACTAAATATACAATAGGTATTGTTATATATACCCATACAATCATATTATTATCCCCATTATTTAATATATATAGCGATAAACCTATTAAAATCATAAAACCAACTTCCAAATATAATTGTTTATCAAATAAGTTAGATGACTTATTTTTAATACTTCTTTCTCTACTTAAAACCATTTTAGTTTGATATAAATAGCCTATTACAGCAAGTGTAATTACAAAATATAAAGCATTTGGAGTCATTATTGCTTCAAAAGTTAATTGATTACCACCCATCTGACCACCTCCTTCCATTTTTATATACTATAACATATATTTTTTTTATAATAAATATTAAATTATTTATTTAAACAAACATTAATTATTATAATAAATAAAATGGGTATTCCATCATATTTTAAAAATATAATAAATGATTATAATAATATTTTAATTCAACAAGATTTATTTGATAAAAAAGTAAATAATCTGTTTTTTGATTTGAATTGTTTAATTCATCCATGTTGTCAAGGTCTTACAGATGAAAAAGAAATGTTTGATAATATTTATTTAAATATGGTTAAAATAATTGAAATATGTAATCCGCAAGATTTAATTTATATTGCTATAGATGGAGTTTGTCCGCGTTCTAAAATTGAACAACAAAAATACCGCCGATTTAGATCTGCCAATGAAGAAAAAATATGGGATACAAATGCCATTTCGCCTGGTACTAACTTTATGAACGAATTAAATATATTTCTCAAAAACAAATCATATCCTATTAAAACTATATTCTCAGATTCATCTGAACATGGTGAAGGTGAACACAAAATTATGCAGTATCTTAAATTAAATAATAATAATGATATTAACATTGTTCACGGATTAGATGCTGATTTAATCATGTTATCTTTAATCAAAAATAATCATATTTATTTACTGAGAGAAAGAACTGAATATAATATTGAAGGATTAAATTCAGAATATGTTTATTTAGATATAGAATTTTTAAAATGGTACTTAGTTCAAGATATTAAAAAAGATTTTGTTCATTTGCCTAATCAATGTATCATAAATGATTATATATTTTTATGTTTTTTCATAGGGAATGATTTTATTCATAATTCACCCTGCATTAATATTAGATATGGAGGATTGGATAACTTATTAAAAATTTATAATCAATTACAAGAAGAACATGCCGGAATATTTTATTTAATTCATAATAATAAATTAGATGTTACTAATTTTAAAAAATTAATTCATAAAATATCTTTAAAAGAAAATATTTTCTTAGAAAAAATATTATTAATTCGTAATAAACAACACAATAAGTTTAAAAATCAATTCCATGATATTTATAATGCTTACATTAATAATGAATGTTTAGATAAATATAACTCATATGATAAAGAATATGAAAGAGATTTTATGAATCATATTCCTATAATAGATAACAAAGATGAATCTAAAATATTCAAAGATATTGATACTTGGCATAGAAGATATTATATGTTCCAAATATATCACCATCATAATTATAATCCCAGCTATGATGATATATTAGAAATACAAATAAATGATATATGTAAAAATTATTTAGAATCATTTGTCTGGACAAGTAATTATTATTTTGATGATTGTATTTCATGGAAATGGTATTATAAATATCATTTTGCTCCATCTATGAAAGATTTTAATAATTATTTAGAAAATATTAATGATTTAAATATTATAAAAATAGATAAGGAACCACTTAAATCGTCTGAACAATTACGTTTAATCTTGCCAGAGAAATCATTTTATTTATTACCTAAAAATGTTAAAAAATTCCCTGATTATTATTATCCTAAATCATTTAAAACAAATTATATAATGAAAAGATATAATTGGGAAGGACATCCTATTTTACCTGATTTAATAGATTAATTTATGATTGACATCCCTTACAGCTATCACAACCACCAGATTGACATTCCTTACAATTGTCACATCCTTTAGATTGACATTCCTTACAGTTTCCACAGTCATGTGTGAATATATTTGTTTTATTTAATATGCTGAATAAAAAATATCCTAATGATATACCAATAGCAATATTAATTAAATCAGATTTTTTCATTTATATATTAATATATTATTTAAATTTGATTTTATATTATAAATAAATACAATAATAAATCAAAATGTTCACAGACGAGGAATATAATGAATTCAAAACGATGTATAATATTATTAATAATTATTATTTAATGATAATATTTATAATAATATTATTAATATATAAATGGAATGTTTCGATTTAAAAATTACAAATAATGTTGACACTAATTTGATATACCCGTTGACATGTGCCATCGGATTAATTATTACATATTTTGGTAATAGATTTGTGAAACCCACTATTTTTTGTTTGGGAACAATTTTATCAGTAGGAAGCAGTTATAAATTAATAGATTTTATAATGGATCATTTAAAATATCAAAATTGTTTAGTACATGCAGGCGGGTCTCTATTATCAGGATTATCGGCTGGTTTTTTATTACTTAAATTATATAAATTTTCATATTTTGTAATTGGATTTACATGCGGAGGTTCATTTGGATATCTTATATGGAATTTATTATGTAAAAATATTCATTTAGGAATTATATATTTATATGATAATATGTTTTGGATATGTATAATAGTACCGGGATTATTTTCGGGAACAATAACAATGTTCAAAGAACAAGAATTATCTATGTTAACAACATCATTTATAGGTCCGGTATTATCATTATATTCATTTCATTTATTATCTAATTATTATAATTTATATGTGTTTATACCTGTATATATAATATTAAGTTTATCAGGATTATATATTCAACATAAAAGATATAAAATGATAAAAGAATTAAATAATTTTACAGGAAAAATACAATATTCTGGTAAAAAATAATATAATGTAATTTATGATTAATGGTTCTAATAATACTGAAACAATATTAGACACTAATACAGACAAACATATTACAGGAAATGTATGTTCAGATATAAATTGTATTGATGAATTAATAAATCATATAAAAGAAAAAAAACGCAAACTAAATTTATACAGAAAAATATTAGAATTAAAATATAATCGATATAAAAAATGCCATAATGCGTGGAGTATAAGTACTATATTATTATCAACTTGTTTGACTTTAATCGAATCATGTAAATTAATATTTATAGACAAGGATGATAAAATTAATAGAGAAATATATGACTTATCACCTATATTTATTGGTTCTATTATAACTTGTACATCAAGTATTTTAAAATTTAAAAAATATCAAGAAAAAATGGAGCTGTCTAGTAATACTATTGAAAAATGCGTATCTATGATTGCCAAAATCAAAAATAAACTTGAAGTATATGAATTACACAAAACCGGCTGTAATAACCTTATATTAAAAACCTTAATAGAAAATTATAATGAAGAAATATTAAAAGAATACTTTTTAATATATCAAGAATCTCAAAAATATATTAAAAATACAGATTATGATAAATATGCCAGAATTATTAATAACTCTGAATTACATAAACATATTATAGAGCAAGAACGGTTGAGATTTTATAAAAAATATGCTGAATATGATAAAAAACAAAATATGGATATTGACCAAAAAATTATAGAAATAAATAAATGCTATAAATATAAGTTATGCTGTTGTTGTTAACAAAGAGGAGGAAATTCTGATTCGCTTTCAATATTGTATTGTGTTGTTTCTGTAACTTCCATACTTTGTGCATTTGGCGGAACATATTTAGAAGATGTTCCATTAGTCACTGAAGATTTTTTAATGATTGGTAAATATCCTTTTTCCTCATTAAATGTTATAGGTATTGTCTTTTCATCAATACCGAACCTATTAAATGGATAATTATCAAGTGTTCTTGGTTGTAAACCTTTATCAAAATTAAACTTACCTAATACTCTAATAGGCCGTTCGGCATTCGAAGTAATGTCAATATATTTACAATCTACTTCAAATTGTTTAATAATTTCTGTTTTAAGATCTAACATAGTTCCATCATTTGAGAATTGAATTGTTTTTGTATTATCGCCTTTTGTAACAATAAATGTAATCATACTTTAATATTTAAATGTGATTTATTTTTAAATCAAATTTTTTTTATATAACTATTATTTATAATGGGTAAAATATGTTTAACTTGTGAAGTTTCAACTAAAATGAACCAGGCAGAATTAGAGAAAACTATACCTGATTGGTATAAAGAAATAGGTAATTATTCTTTATTACCACCTTTTCTTAATAATAATGAAAAATATAATGCTAATAAAAGAACATTACAACCCTTAAAACCCAATATTACTAATTATGAAGTAAATATTAAATTAAATGAAAAATCAAATACTTGGATATGTTATTGGGCAGCAGAATATACTAATGATTTCATGAAAATTAAATCAGCCAAAGAAGCCTATAATGGTTTTAAAAATCATGGTTTAGTTAAAACAAATGGTAATGGTGATACAACATTAGTATTAAATTGTCCTCAACCTTATTCTGTAGATGATATAACATATCCAAGACATGTTCATTATTGCTCATTGGATAGAAATAATTTTTGGAGTGATAATATTAAAACTGTCATAGTATCTTGTAAGGTAGATTTTAAAATAATGCGAGAATATGTTCATAAAAAATGTCATTTTACAATAAATTCTTTACCAAGAGATAATTTTGATAGATGCCATATACCAAATAGTTATAATTTACCTGTTTCTTTATTAGATAGGTCTTCCTCACAAGAAAAAAGAAACAAAATTAAAAAATTCTTAGAGGATAATCTCTCTAATTATCCTAAATTAAACAGTTCAGTCAAAAATAAAAAATTAAATATATTTAATTTACCTATAGTTGTATATTGTGCTCATAGTAAATGTCATGCCTCAGAAAAATTAACAGAACATTTAATAGATGCCGGATTTGTAAATATATTAGAATATCCTGGCGGTACTAAAGAATGGAAACTAAAAGAGAAAAACTCCTCGCCGGATACTTGTTTTGCAGCAGAAGAAAAATCGGGGGGAGGTAATATTAAAGAAATTAGTCAACAAATTACTAATTGGACATATAGTTCAGATGATTCGGATGATTCTGATAACGGATCCGAACCAGAAGATGAAGGGTCTAAACCATCAACAAATTAAAAAAAATCAAAAAAAAAAAAAAAAACTGAGAAATCAGATGAAGAAAAACATAAGAAAAAACCAACCGCAATACAACCTAAAAAATAAGTGGACAAAAAAAAAAACGTCAATTATGAGTTTTAT